AAACTGGACTATCAAAGGCTTTGAGCAGATTTAGACAAAGATCAGAAAATAGTGTCGAAGAAAGTTATATTTTTATGGAAACTATCGAAGATGTAAACGAATATTTTTTGTCTAAAGAAGTGATAGAAGTAAGGAAAATCTTTAGAAGAAGTATTGGTTCTAGATCAGGTGGAGGTGACGGTGGTAGTATATTCGAACCATTTAATCTAGCATACACTAACACTTACTTACTTGCAAGTTCTAATATGGGTGGATTAGCTACCTACGATCTATTCAGCCAGTATCAAGAATTAGTAGGAAGAATGTTTGGTAGTTTTATAGAATTTAAATGGAATAGAACTACCCATAAACTTACAATTCTACAAAGACCTAGAACCAAAGAAACACTACTGCTAATGTGTTATAACCATCGACCAGATGATCAGATTTTAGATGATTATTTAGCCGTACAATGGGTTAAAGATTATACCCTTGCAGCATGTAAACATATGTTAGGCGAAGCTCGATCTAAATTTGGAACAATTGCAGGGCCACAAGGTGGCGGACAACTAAATGGAGATGCATTAAAGACAGAAGCACAAGCAGAAATGGAAAAATTAGAAACTGAAGTTGCAACAGCAGTACCAGGTGGAACCGGATACTCATTTATCATAGGTTAAATTAAAAATCTGGAGTTAGATCTCCTTGTTTCCATTTAATACCTTCTTTACACATTATACGTTGACAATTCGCACATATAGTTTTTAGATTTTTAAAACTATTATTTTGTAAATTTCCATCTACATGATATACGTTAAATTGTTCGTCATGTTTACTTTCAAAACTACATTTGTCACAACGAAGTTTCTTTTCATATCCAGAAACCTTCCACAATGGAATCCCCTTAGCAATACCATTTGAACCTAAACATATTTCACATTTTTTTCTGTAATAAATTTTATTATTTTTTTTATAATTTATTGCAGCAGGCCTAAACCCGCAAATACACATTGGACGCATAATTTTATTTACCTTTTTATCCCCTTTCATAGTATAGCGCAAATTGGTATTTTTACCAAAAAATGGTAAATACTGTAGAAGATTATTAATAGGAGAATTTAAAATGGCTTTAGTATCACCAGGTGTCCAGGTTACGGTTGTAGATGAAAGTTTCTATACCCCGGCGTCTCCGGGCACTTTACCTATGATTTTTGTTGCCTCTCGTGCAAATAAATTGAACGGCGCTGGCACTGGAACAGCACCAGGAACACTTGCTGAAAATATAGGAACCCCTTATTTAATTACTTCGCAACGGGATTTAGTTGATACATTTGGAGATCCAATTTTCCAAATTGATAATAACAATAATCCTATACATGGAAGTGAATTAAATGAATATGGACTACAAGCAGCATATTCATATTTAGGTATAGCAAATCAAGCTTTTGTAGTCAGAGCAGGTATTGATTTAGGACAGTTAGAAGCAACCGCAACAGCTCCTGCAGATTCACCACCTGATGGAACTTATTGGTTTGATACTGCAAATACATTATGGGGCATTCAAGAATGGAATGGCGCAAGCGTTCTTAATGGAGGACAAAATTTCACAAACAAAGTACCTACAGTTATAACTGATACAACAGAATTAAATGATGCAGGTAGTTTAGTAGCAAATGGATTCGAAGGACCAGCACCCTCGCCGTCAGTTGGAGCTATTGGAGAATATGCAGTAGTTGCAACTACTACATTAAATAGAATTTATTATAGAAATAATGCAGGAACATGGGTTTTAGTAGGTAGCGATGCATGGACAAAGAGTTGGCCAACAATTACTGCGGCAAATCCTAACCCTACCTTTCAAGCAGGCGGAGCTATTTTAATTAATGGCACATCAGTTTCTATTGCAGGGTCTGATACGGTAAATGATGTTGCATTAACCATCAACACATTAGCAATACCTGGCGTTTCAGCAGCAGTTGTAGCCAGTAAATTAGAATTGTACAGTGATGGCACAAGCAGTGCAGCAGAAGATAGTACACAAAGTGGAGAAATTTTTATTGGTGGTGACACAACTAGATTAGAAGAGTTAGGCATTACTGCTGGAACATATTACTCTCCTTTACTACAAATTTCGAAGCATACTCAAGTTCCTGAATTTAAAACAACAGATGTAGTGCCTAGACCAACTGGTTCAGTTTGGGTTAAAACCACCACACCTAATTTAGGTGCAAAATACAATGTTAAAAAATGGAATAATGCATTACAAACATGGCAAGCTGTTGCTTTAGATGTTTATTTGTCTAATACAGATGCTTTGTATCAAATGGATAGAACCGGTGGAGGATTAAATTTATTAGCAGGTGATTTGTATGTACATGCAAATGTTGCTGAAGATACAGTTCCATTAGCTACATTTAAGCTTATGAGACGGACTGGATTAGCCCCAACAACTATTTCTACAAGTACAATAACTGGATTAGGTACTGGCCAGTTTTCATTTACACTTAGAGCCAGTCAGCCTGGCGAAATTGGAATTGGAGATGAATATACCATTACAAGTACATTTACTAATTCGTCGTCAGATAGCTTAGTATTAGCTGGTTCAGTAAACAATGCAGGTATACCGAATGTAACTGCAAAAGTAGTTACTGGAAACAAAGTTGTATTTCAACATGAAAAAGGTGGGGAAATAAGATTTTCAGACATAGGTGGATCTCCAGCATTTTTAGCAACAATGGGATTATCTGCAAATACTACCCAAAATTTAAATTATACCCCAGGTACAGATGGAGACACAACTCCTTTAAGCCTTCAAGGAAGTTTATGGGCAGTTTTAACATATACAGCAAGTGATACTGAAGTTACAGCATTAACAGCAAATGATTCGTTATGGTACAACAGTATTGTAGATGAGCCAGACATCTTAGTCCATAATGGAAAAGAATTTGTTGGTTATTTGTATCCAGGGCAAGGAGGTCAATCAGTTACTCCAAGTCCGTATTACAATGCTGATGCCGATTTACAAACAGATCCAAATGGACCAATAGTAGGTGCAACTGTACCAGTTAAACAAAGTGATGGAACAGAATTAAGAAGTGGCGATCTATGGATTGATACGTCAGATATTGAAAATTATCCAAAACTTTACAAATTTAACGAATTGCGACAGGATTTACCTGTTGAGGCAAGATGGTTTTTAGTTGATACCGGAGATCAAACTACCGAAGATGGTATATTATTTGCTGATGCTAGATATAATACTGCAGGTAGTAATAGTGATAAACCAGGCGATATTAGTGATTTACTTTATAGTGACTATGTAGATGTAGATTCACCTGATCCTGCATTGTATCCTAAAGGTATGTTGTTATTTAACTTACGCAGAAGTGGATTTAATGTTAAAAAATATCAAAGAAATTACGTTGACACTGCAAAAAGAAATATACGTTACAATGATCAATCTATGGAGTCTTATGCACGAGACAGATGGGTAACTGAATCAGGAAATCAACCAGACGGTTCAGGATCATTTGGCAGAAAAGCTCAAAGAAAAGTTATTATTCAAAGCATACAAGCATTAATTAATGCTAATCAAGATATTAGAGACAACGAAACTAGATTATTTAATTTAATGGCTTGTCCTGGTTATTCTGAATGTATTGGCGAAATGGTTTCATTAAATTATGATAGAGGATTAACAGCATTTATTGTTGGTGACTCTCCATTTAGATTAGAACCAAATGGTACTATTTTAAATAATTGGGCGTCAAACGTTAATTTAGCATTAGAAGACAATGAAGTAGGCTTAACAACAACAGATCCTTATTCTGCAATATTTTATCCAAGTGGTTACACAAGCGATAATTTTGGAAATAATGTAGTTGTTCCTGCAAGCCATATGATGCTAAGAACTATGGCTTTAAGTGATCAAGTAGCTTATCCTTGGTTTGCTCCGGCTGGCACAAGAAGAGGTAATATAACAAATGCATCTGCTACAGGATATATTACATCAGAAGGAGAATTTAAAAGTGTATCTTTGAATGAAGGTTTACGAGATATATTATATGCAAACAGTGTCAATCCGATAACATTTTTAACAGGTATAGGTTTAGTAAACTTTGGGCAAAAAACAAGACAACTTGTTGCAAGTTCATTGGATAGAATAAATGTTGCCAGACTTGTAATTTATTTACGACAGCAACTAAACGTTTTAGCAAAACCATATTTGTTTGAACCAAATGATAAAACTACAAGAGACGAAATTAAAGGTGCAGTTGAAACTTTAATGTTAGAACTTGTTGGATTACGAGCTTTATACGACTTCTTAGTAGTTTGTGATGAATCAAATAATACACCTGCAAGGATTGATAGAAATGAGCTATATGTCGATATAGCAATTGAACCAGTAAAAGCAATTGAATTTATTTATATTCCATTGAGATTGAAAAATACTGGTGAGATATCAGGGCTATAATATAGCTAAATATAATTATATTAGGAGAAATTAATGCCAACAGCTAGTTTAGCACATATGTCAGTAAGAGTAGACGGAACCAATCAAACTTTATTGATGCCTAAATTACAATATAGATTTAGGGTTAAAGTTTCTGGTTTCGGAACATCTGCTCCTCAAACTGATCTAACCAGACAAGTTGTCGATGTAACACGCCCCAGTGTAAGCTTTACAGATATACCTGTTGATGTTTATAATTCAGTTGTGCATATTGCTGGAAAACACTCATGGGATCCGCTTACACTAAACTTACGAGATGACGCTAATAAACAAGTACAATTATTAGTTGGTCAGCAAATTCAAAAGCAATTTGATTTTTATGATCAATCTAGTGCATATTCTGGACAAGATTACAAGTTCAGAATGTATATTGAAATTTTAGACGGTGGAAACGGCACAAAAGCAGCCACTGTTTTAGAAACATTTGAAGTACTTGGTTGTTATATTGAAAGCGCAAATTACAACTCATTAGCATACTCAGCTTCAGAACCTGTAACAATTACATTATCTATTAGATTCGATAATGCACTTCAAACTCCACGCGAAACTGCTGGTTTAGGAGTTGCAGTTCAAAGAGCATTGGGTACAGCTATTACAAGTGCTTAATATTTAGGAGCATCATGAGTGTAGTAAACGCTCTTTTAGATAATCTAGGTGGTGTCTTCAATCCAAAAGGAAATCTTGCAGATTGGAGACACGGTGCTAGAACATTTATAGATAACGGATATAGGCTAGCACCAAAGTCTAAATTTCTGTATCACGTATCCTTCACCTTCTCACTTGCCGCATTAGGACAATTCCCAAAATTTAATCAAATAGGAAAATTAGAGACAGGAATACTTGTAAAACAAGCAGATTTACCTAAATATACTGCTGCGACTGAAACGTTGAAACAGTATAATAAAGTTAATTATGTTCATACTGGAATTAATTACGATCCTATAACTATTACATTTTATGACGACAATTTAGGTCTAACTTCTGAATTAATGGAAATGTACTATAGATTTTATTTTAATGATGGGAATTACGTTTTAAATAATGCTGCATATAACAAAGGTGCTGCTGCAGACATGTTTAGGCTGCAAGAAAGCGAGCATTTCAACTACGGTGTTAGGAGCGATCAAAATACAAACTTTTTTGATAAGATAGAAATAAGTCAACTTACAAGAGGAGATTACACTACATTTACTCTTGTCAATCCAATTGTAGAAGCATTTGGCCATAGTGATGTTGCATACGCAGATGCAGGCGGAACAACTGAAAATAGAATGACAGTAAAGTACGAAGCAGTATGGTATACAAGAGGAAAAATTGCTGTGGGTGCAAATGGTAATCCTAAAAACTTTGGAGCAATTGGTTATGATAATGTACCTAGCCCAATTTCATTATTAGGCGGAGGAGCTATAAATGCGTTAGGGCTAGGAACTGCAGTAGGAGATTTAATAGGTAATGCAGATAGTAGAAATCCTTTAGCAACAGCCTTAGGCGCTGTAAATCTAATAGGAAATGTCCAAAAAATAGGCGTTTCAGGCGCAATTGAACAAATTGGCGGAGGTGTTATAGGCCAACTTGAACAAGGTAGCGGAGTTGGAGGATTAGTAGGAGGCATAATACCAGGATTATAATATGTCAGATTTACCAGCTCGACCAAAAAAATCAGAACAAAAAGTTGTAGAATTTTTTGACTTTTATTACGTAAACAAGTTAGAATTTGCAGCAAATGAATTTGATGCTGTGGTTGGATTTTTTATAAAAAAGAATTTTCAAAAAACAGCAGCAATAAGTGTTGCCCAGGTAGTTTTAAATCAAGCGAAACTTGATAATGTGCCTGTGTTTTCAATCTTAGATACATTGTCTGGATACGATAAAATTCAGTTAAGCGTATTAGTAACTACTATTTTGAATAAACAACGAGATCCTACATCAAAATTAGGATATTTTACTCCAGAATCAGGAAATCAACTCGAGGCGAGAAATATAATTGAATAATGTCAAAATTTGCCCAAGGAAAATATTTCATAAAAAACCCCAATAAATATTTAGGAAAGAATGCACCTACTTATAGAAGTAGTTGGGAATTTACTTTTATGAAATTTTGTGATGAAAATTGTCACATAAAATCATGGGCTAGTGAATCAGTTAGAATACCTTATAAAAATCCCATTACTAATAAACAAACTATATATGTACCAGATTTTATTATCCAGTATCAAGATAAAAACGGAAATACACGGACAGAATTAATAGAAATTAAACCATCGTCACAATCACTTAAAGAACATTTAGGTAAAAACAAATACAATCAAGCTCATTACATTGTAAATCAAGCAAAATGGACTGCAGCAAAACAATGGTGCGATCAACACAATATTTGTTTTAGAATTATTACAGAAAAAGACATATTTCATTCAGGATCAAAAAAATAATATCTCAATTTAAATCTATTAAATAATTAATAAATTTATTTTTGGGATTGTTATGACAAAAAAATTAGAAGATCTATTAAACTTACCAGAATCTAAAGATATTATTGAAGAAAAAAATAAGAAAAAAAAGTATAAGACTTCTACTGTTACACAGCAAAAAATTACAAATATTGAAGAAATAGATAAAATATCTGCTGCATTACCTTTGGTCAATGGCTTAGGTGATATGGGAGATACTGAACTAGACGAAGTTTCAGAAAAAGCTATGCAGGCATATGAAGATTTAATGGATTTAGGAATGAATGTAGAAAGCAGATATAGTGGAAGAATTTTTGAAGTTGCTGGACAGATGTTAAAAACTAATCTAGATGCTAAAACAGCTAAATTAGATAAAAAACTTAAAATGGTAGAATTACAACTGAAAAAAGAAAAACTCAATTCTGATAATTCAAATAGTAATAATGTCTTAGAAGGAGAAGGGTATATTGTTACAGATAGAAATAGTTTATTACAAAAACTAAAAAATATAGATAAATAGATAAAAAATAGGATGTTATTATGAAAAATCTTCAACAATATATTATTGAATCAACAAAAACTTATTCTTTTAAAATTAAAGCAGCAGGCGAATTACCAGAAAATTTTGAAGATCAGTTAGAAACGGCTTTAAACAAATATCAAATAGTCAACTTTAGTAAAGGATCTAAAACTCCTATAACTGAAAAACCGTTAGATTTTCCTCAATTGCAAAATTGTGAAGTTACCCATTTTGATGTAGAATTAAATTACCCTACAACTAATGGAGTTTTAGAAAGTTATTTAACTTTAGAATTAGGATTTCCTGATACTCATCTTTTAGTTAGAAATGAAAACGATCCATTAGAAGAAGTAAACACTATAGACAATGACAAAGATAAAACATACGAAACACTTTTAACAAAAGAAGACTTAGGAGGCGAATCAGGTCAGGATAGTGTTGGAGCAAAAAGAGTAATGGATTTATTAAAAGAACTTGAAAAAGTTAAAAAAGAAAATGAATTCGATCCAATTAAAGGAATTTCTGCTCCTAAGGAATAATTGATGGCTGCTATAGATAAATTACCTGCAATTGAAAAAGAAGTTAAAAAACTTCCTACTCTATCTTCGTCCTTAAATCCAAAAGATCTTTTACAATATATCATAGATGGTGAAGAAAGAGTAAGAGATCTTGACGATTTTACAACAGACGAGACTTTCTTAGCTACAGAATACTATGCTTTAGTTGCAGCAGAATACGGATTACCTGCTTTTTTTATGCCCGACGGAACTATTGTTGACGCCGAAACTGTAGATGACGACGGATACCACTTAACCTTTAGTAGTAATAAAAGGCTAAATGACAAAGAAAAAGAGTGGTTGCGCCAACAAAATGAAATTGGTTTAGTTCCCGATTATATTGCAGATGAAGAATACTTCCAAGATATTATGGCAGAGCCATCTATAAAATCCCAACATCAAGAAGAAGAAGAACCAGAAGAAGAACCAGAACAGAATTATGATACTGAAGCAGAAAGAGAAAAAAATAGAGCAGTTTTCGAAATAATTAAACCAATTGGACCTAATGAAAATGATTATCAAGGAGTATTAGTTAAAGGATTTAAAGGAATTGGTGTAGGAGAATATTACGGCCTATGGGACACATACGAGCCTGAAGATAGAGTTTTACGCCTTTGCCCAAAATTAAATCCCAAAACTACAGCAGATGAATTAGAAAATTATGAAATATTTAATTATTATCCAACTCCTCGATATCAAGAATTTGCCTACGGAAAAACTGGAAAATTTTATTTACGAAGTAAACGAAAAGTAAGTGATCCTGCAGTAGAGGAAACTAGAGAAGCTTTAATAAGACTGTTAGGTTTAATACAAATTAACAAAGTTAAAAGCACAAAAATTGATAATGAAAAATATCAAGATGAAGATGCCTATATAACTCAGTTATTTGCACAAATTGATCCAGAAGAAACTAATATCAACTCGTTATTTGATATACAACCTGACATGCCAAAATCTATTAAAGATAGATTAAACATAATAAAAAGAGGTTTACTAAACAAAAAAAGAAAAACATATAACATTGACGGAAAAGATATTTCAATTGATTATAGAAATGCAAATGATTATATTGAATTATATAAAAATCTGCGTTTAAAACTTTCTGGTATGGATGCACCTTTAAAAGATAATATAGAATTTAAATCTGTGTTTGGCAACTTGGCTTTCTTATTAAATGAAAAGAGATCTGCACAAGTAAAAGAATGGGAAAATACCTTAAAAGAGATTGAAGATGCTTTTAAAGATGCTTTTAAACAAAATAGGATAAGCCCAAGACAAATGTCTTATTGGGATAGGACTTTTAATTCCGGAAAATATAGTGAAATAAAAGGTAGATCTAAATTTGCACCAGAGCTTAGTGGTGATAGAAACTCAAGATATGTCTATATAGATCCTAAAACAGCATTGTATATTACAGGGGTAAAAAGAAGTGATCTCTATATAGATAGAGAAAAAACAACAGAAGAAGGATACACTGTAGTAACAAAAAGAGCAAATGGGAGCATGAAGCGAGCATTCAATGCAAATCAAATTGGATACAAAGGAAAAGATTTAGATAGAATGCCATACGGTAAAATTAAAAAATACTTAGAAGGCCTAGGCTTACCTGATTATGATAAATCTAAGCCTAATACTAAATTCTTACAAATGCCTAGCCCGGATTCAGCAACACAAAATCCTAAAACTGATGACGAAGGAGGAGCAGGATTTGCAGGT